TCATCGGTGTAAAGATAAGCTCCATCGTATCCGCATTAGAATCAAATGAGATATTAGTAACCACGTTATCTATAGATTCATGGTTAGCCACTAGGTATTTCCAGTAAGACTCAAATGGATGTGAATTACCTACACCCTTACCAAACAAAGATTTAGAAGGTATGTTCATTTGATAAACATCACCGGAAGGATCTCCAGCTATTAATACTGCTATACGTCTTTGGTACTTACATGCTTTGCTACCATTTTCACCTGAACCCTTAATGTTTTGGGGGCAAGTCAAACAGTTGGCACTTTGTTTATCCTTTGCGGCTTCTTCTGGCCTATCGCCTTCGTTTGACCAACAGTTTGGTAGTGTGGCTTCTTTATTAGGGTCAAACTTAGATGCGTAGAAGATACGAGATACTTTCGGCAAGAGATTAATAATAATGACATTGATCTCATTACGAGCCGCGTTTCCAACAACTTCACCGTTTATGATTCGTTTAAACGTACCATTGGTGTTAGTCTGTATTCTTCTATTAGTAGAAGTAGTGTTCTGCAACAGAGATTTAGCTAGATCACTAAGCTCCCGTTTACCGGTAGTGGCTACCGCTGTTTGGTCTTTAAAAATTGCTACATTTCCCATTTGTTCTCCTTAAGATTTAGTAGTGGGTTTTCTAACAACAACTGCGTAAGAACTATTGGAATTTAAACCTACAGGTAACTTATCTGGATTGTTTTGTAGGTACTCCAACATATTGCCTTGATGTATTCTCGCTTCCAATAAATGCAAAGCGTCATTCTCTTTAATAAACTTATGTAACTCAGACCAGTCATTCGTCCAGTATTTGGTACGAACTCTGCGTGTAATTGTCCCTGCTTTAGTTTTTACACTGTCTAAGTTTTCGGTGTTGCAAAATTCAAGGAGTTTATCGGTAAGAGTATCTAACTGCTCTCTTAAACTAGAAAGCTCCTCTTTCTTTTCTTCTATTACGTCACGTACTTTTACATACGCTTCTACATATTTTTCTAAGGGTAATTCTTCTGTCATAGATACGACCTTTCCCAAAGAAATTCAGTAGTGGATGAAGCGCCCATTGCTCGTAATTGAAGCTCTGTATACCGAACACGATTTGTATCGTAAGCAGGGCCAACATAATCAATTCTTGTTGGAACAACTTGTGTATAAGCAGGGACAAACAGCACGTTTTTCAACCTAAAACATTTGTATGATTTTTTAGGTAGGTTTTCTTTGGGCGACGCTTTCTTATCTCTGGCACGTCGCTCTGCCAGCGTCAGTACATTTGCCATAAGGCCTCCTTGTGTTGTAGGAAATTACAAGTATACCAGAGTGTTTTACAATGTCAAACGTTATTCTGATATTTCTTGTCTGTAGAGATCAATAATCTGAGAGTGATTACCGATTTTGCTTTGCAACATTGAATACAATCTGTTTTCAACTTCGCTCCCTCTGATGTGCACAACAGTCATAGCGTTCTTTTGCCCCGGCCTATCAATACGTGCATTGGCTTGAAGATAAGTTTCTACGCTAGTAACTGGGGCATACCAGATAATTGTATTCGCGGCTGTCAAAGTTAGTCCGTGCGATGCGGCTTGGGGCTGTATTAGTAATACGTAAGGATCTTTCTCTGTCTGGAACCTTTTAATTATGTCCGAACGTCTGTTTACAGGAACCTTTCCATTTATGACATCACAACTTATAGAGTTTTTATTTAAGTGGTCTTTAAGAATATCTATGGTGTGAGTAAATGGAATAAACACCAACACTTTATTTGACGACTCTTCAATAACCTCAAGCACTACGTTTATTCTATTGGATATATCGAACTCTATAACTTCTTTAGTATCCGAATAGACCGCACCACCTGATATCTGGAGTAGTTTGTTTAAATTTGTAGCCGCATTAACAGCTGTAACTTGTTCACCATCTGCTTCCATTATCATTCTATTTTTTAGCTTTTGGTAATACTTATTTTGCTGTGGGGTAAGTGGCGCTTCTCGCTCTACATAAGTTACTTCTGGCAAATCAAGACATTGTGCTTTTTCAAACCTAATAGCAGGTTGCAACATTTTATGTACGAACTCTTTTGCACTAGGTTTTGGAATCCATTTAAATTGCGAGACTTTAAACATTACTTGGTCTCTAAATTGACCGTAGTATTTTGGTGATCCATTTGGGTTTACCAACTTAGCCAATCCATAAGCGTCAAGTGGAGATTGAGCTGCTGGCGTACCAGTAAGCATCCACAACCAGCTAACTCTATCTATGATCCTTTTTAAAACTTTCCAACGGTTAGTCTGGGGGTTCTTGTAGGCGTTTGCCTCATCAACTACAACTAGATCGAAACCACCATTTCTTAGTTCTTCTTCAACAACAGCAACTCCGTCAAAGTTAATGATTACAAATTCAGTAGGGGACTGAATTATTTTCTTTCGGGTTTTGGATTCGCCATGTGCCACACTACAACTGCGGTGCATAGCAAATGTAAACAAGTCTTGTTGCCAAGCTGACTTCATAATTGAAAGGGGGCAAATGACTAGCACTCGCTTTATCAGCCCTAGCTTCATTAGGTAGTCAGCCGCCCATATAACAGATGCTGTCTTACCAGTACCTTGTTCGTTAAAACAAAAGGCTTTCTTATGCAGAGTTAGGAAGGATGCAGTATCCCGTTGGTGTTCGTAAGGTTTAAACTTACCTGTCCACTCATAGTCTCTTTTTATTGGGGATGGTACATTTCTTATACGTAAGCCAGCAAGAGCAGAAGCTTCTTCCAGCTCCCACTTTACAGCTACGTTGTATATGTCGCCCTCTTGATCTACTACCTTGCTTTTTTCTATTAAGTCTGTGACTAACTGTGGCCTTCTGGTTCTTACGAGTAATGCTTTATCGTCTATTATTTCCACGTCGTTTCCTCTCTCGCGGACTAGTTTCTGACACTAGGCCGTTTTTTGAATTCCTATCGAAAGAGCGATTAGCGGATGCGGTGGTAACTCTAGTTCCATCACCATTGTTTCCTCCTTTAGAAATAGCTTTTTTGTGCGCTATATCTTTACCGTCGCCCTTAGTTACTCTTCCTTTTTTCAAAGCTTTACGCCGAGCCGAATTACGCATGGCCCTATTTTTCTTTTGTTCTTCAGTGCCTTGGTACAGTTCGTATTCTCTTTTATAGTTTCTTGCCATGATCTAGCCTTCAGTTTCTAGAGTTATTTTCGCATGATACCACAGGGCAAAATTTACACAACGGGCCAGAAATAGCGTTCCAAACATCAACCTGCTCTGCTACCTCTAGCCTCTCTAGCAGTGGATTAAATGTGGATAAGTACTTGTCCATGTGCTCTCTGTAGTGATCTTTCTTTATAACCTCATCGCAAACTAAAAATATCAGCGCTGACTTAACCTTATTTACTTGTGGAAAGTGGACAAATACACCACCAGCTATTAAATCTAACTGCTTAACATCTGCATACTTGGCATTCTTACTGGTCTTATAGTCTACGGAATAAGCTGTATCACCATCTATGATTAACAAGTCGGCTATACCACGCCACCAAACATCTTTACCTAAAAACTTACAAGGCTCATATCCAGCTTCCGTTTTCTTTACGCCCATTCTAAGTTCCGTGTGTTTCTCTCCTTTTTTCCTTCCTAACGCTTCTACTACTCCTCTTATATAGGCAAATTTTTCTGGTATCTCTATGCCATTTTTTATATATTCTTCAGCCGCGGTATGCACTTTTTGCCCGTAAATAGTTGCTTCGCTACCAGTGTCTTTAACGTCCTGCAGTACCTTTAAGTGGTAATATTTTTTAGGGCATTGTTCAAACGTTTTAATACTAGAGTACGACCATGCACTTGACATAAAGAGCCTTTACAAGAATAAACTTAGCTCGTTATAGCACAGTACATGTAAAAGTCAACTCTTCATTTCACTAAAAAAGTGCCATAAGTCAAATAGTTACTAGCCATAGAGTGTCATAGAGTGTCATAGAGTGTCATAGAGTGTCAGCATAATTACTTTATGTTTCCGCCAGATTTAAGAATGTCGCCTTGGTATACGTATGAACCCATATGATTTAATTTTACGAATGGATGGGCGTACACCTTGCCACCATACTTACGCCATAGTTCACAGAAGTGGTAGTCCTCAGATAGCAACGCCCCAGTATGGTCAATGCTTGTAGCAAAAAACTCATGGGTCAACGGTTTGAGGTACTCCCCTGTCTCTGGGTCAGTAAATGTAGACACTCGGTAGGTCGGTACATGGGGGCCCAACTTCTCAAATACACTACGTTTGATTAGCATGAAGCCAGTACCACCATGCCGTACTTCGAGCGCACCACTTTCATCAGTCTCAACAAACCCTTGCTCGTTTTGAATCATGGTTAAAACAAATGCTCCAGCGTAGTCTTTTAGTTCAGACTTACCAGCTTTTGCCGCTTTCTCAATACTCTCCCAGTTCACTTCTTTCTTTGGGTAAATACCACAGATTACATCCTTCTCTGCCAGTAGTAACGCAGGGATAGCCTCTGGTGGAAACTGAATGTCGGCGTCAATAAACATTAAGTAGTCAATATCTTTCTCAAGAAATATCCGAACCAACTCATTCCTTGCCCTCGTGATAAGACTCTCATTAGTCAGGTAGGTATGGAATACGGGTACTTTTAGGTTGCGTAGGGTAGTTAATGCTTTAATAACACTAGCCATATACTCTCCACTACACATACCACCGTACATGGGAGTAGCAATTAGAATCGACGGTCTTTTATCTTCTTCCATTAAACTTTCCTCTGGATTATGTACTGATATCCTATATTTACTATGTTTATCTTTGGCTCAAACAACGTGGCGAATAAATCAATAGCAATCTTCGGGCGTTGCATCTGAGGTATACGGAAGTCCCAGAGATAGTCATCGAACACCATAACTCCACCTTCCTTCAGCAGTCCCAATGCCATGCAAGCATCCGTCATAACATCCGTCGCTTGGTGTGAACCATCTATATAAATGAAGTCAAACTTACCAGCCATACTACCTACTAGACTAGCCATAGCTTCATAACTGGTCGCCTTCTTTTTAATTACGCTTACGGTAGAGTTCTTAAAGTTAGCTGTAGCTATGTTGGCATCGAACCGCTTTTCGACTTCTACCATGTCAATGCCTTGCGCTTTGTGTTCTTCTCCACCTTCCCAAGTATCTACACAGTAGATAGCACCGTGCCTGTCGATTGCATTTTCTATTAACCAGACAGCCGACCTACCCTCAAAAGAACCTATCTCAAGAAAGTTTACCCTGCGATCTTTGGGTATCTTACTGAACAAATCTTCCCATACTGGAACAGCCCACTTAAACCAGTCGGTTGTAAATTCATACTCGCTTACCTCTTCCACTTTTCCTCCTCGCATTTAACTGCGTTCCACATCAACTTCATATCTACCATCGCATTCATAGCGGCTTTTTCTGCTAATGAATATTCTTTGTTATTCATATGTTTGTGCACTTGTTCAAGCGCCTTACGTGCTTCCAAGTAATAAAAGCTATAATCCAAATTTGCATCATGTCCATCACTCATTTACAGTCTCCATAAGATTTACCTACACCAGATTCACAATCAAGAGGAAGCTCTTGTGCCCATGTGGGTCGCATCCTCATCATCTTTTCTACAAAAGCTCTACCTTCTTCCTCTTCTTCTTTGGGTACGATACAAGCCACAGCGTCATGCACAGTCATTACAACTTTGTACCGCTTCGCTATCTCCAGCATCTGCTCACCGATCACGATACGAGCCAATGCCTGACATACATTCTCAATAACCTTCCCACCATATATTCTATTAGGTACAGTCATCTTGCCACGGCGTGTATCATAAACCACCTCGGCATCACCATCTTCGTTTCGTTCTTTGCGTATATTGGGGTACTGTATATATAGTCCATTTGGTAAACGTATTCCTCTGTTACCCTCTACACACAAAAGTCCATTTCTACCAAACTCAGTAGTCTGGTCGTTCATCATAGCCTCTAGTGCCTTACCAGCATCGCGCCACAACTGCGGTATCCACTGATACTGTTCTCTATAAACAGTAATGATCCTCTGGCACTCATCTTCTGGTAGTTCCACACCAAAGTTCTTCAACTGAGCCTGAAATTTCCTAGCCCCCATACCATAACCAGCACCAAGAATTGTAGTTTTGCCAACAAACCTTTCATCTTTAGTAATCTCTTCAACCGGCTTACCATATATTGAGCTAGCCATAATTTTGTAGACATCCTCACCCTTATCAAAAGCGTCTACCAAATCATTCTGTTCTGCCAACCACGCTAGAGTTCTAGCCTCAATCTGGGATGAATCACAGTCAATTATCCTGTACCCGAACGGAGCGCATATCGCATCTTTAAGTGCTGAAGTACGTGGAAGGTTCTGCATATTAACTTTGTCATCACCACCCCATCTTCCTGTATGAGCCGCGTAGTAACGTAGTGGTATGGGTAGAGTTCCCCGCATCGCTATGTTTATAAACCGTTCAGTTCTGGTTTCTTCAATGGTGGACTTTACTCCTAATCTAGCCGACACAAGCGCTTGAACATCAGAGTTTTCATGCTCCAACAGCGCTTTAAATTCTTCATCGGTTTTAGCAAATGCGTAGGTTTCTTTTCCAGTAGTAGGACTAATTTTCTTGGGGGGAATAATCCCATTATTTTGGAGCAACTCCGCAAACTTTGGGTTACTCATTATGACTTTCTTATCGGCTTCGATCTTAGCCATGAGGTCTTGCTTCTTCTTTTGTACCCCTTGCAAATGAGCCTCAAGCACATCAATATCCAACTCCAGCGCGGGTTCGCTGAACATCTTTATAGTCAGGTCTATTAACTTGAGTTCGAGCATGTTTAGTTTAGGTAGCAGTACTTTGAATAAATCTTCAGTCAGTTCGACATCGTTTATGCAATACTCAGCATACCTAGCAAGCTCTTCGTCAGTAAAATCTATACGACGTTTGCCTAGCGCATTGACAACTTCCGTACCTTTTTGACCCAACTGATAATATTCAGCGAGCGCTTTAAGACTTCCACCTACTTCGATACTGTGAATGGCCCTAGACATCGACAGCGTGTCAGCTACTCTCTTTGGTTTGATACCAAATATCCAAGATAGAATAGCCATATCAAACATAGCATTGTGAGCTACAACTAAGCAGTTATCCCAATCAAATTGGTCTAGGAAATCTTTTGTACGTTCTTTAGTACCACTAAACCATTTTGTTTCTCCTGGGCCCGAAGATACTTGTTTTACAGCTACGCCGATAACTTCAAACTCAGGGTGGCGTATGTATTCTTCGGTGGTTAGTTTCGACAGCGAATACTTCTTGTCGTAATACGTCTCAAAATCTAGTGTTATTAATTTCATCTATTACGTTTCCACCTACGGTATTTGCTAATCCATCTCGCATAAAAAGATTGAGTAACCCACCAATACATCCAGTTACCAATCACACGTTTTATCTTCCACGTCTTTACTATCATCACTATATCCAAGCTGGTGTCAGCTTATTAGTCCACTGGTGTAAGTGAGCCTTACCCTTACGGTAGTACTCTCTGTATGAATCCACATAGTTACCGATCTTGTACTCATCAGGCATACACAAAGGCGGGTCAACCCAACCGTTATCAGGTACGTGGTTATACATAGCGTAGGCTAGTCGGGGTAATAGAGATGCAGACTTATGGTCTTTGTAGTATCTACATTTATATTCAGCAGACAAAGCAACCGCGTGTTCCCAGCACCACTCGTAATGTTTACGTGAATCGCCCACCCATATTGTCATCGGATGTTTCACGTGGGCGTCCTTGTATATATGCTCTGAGGTGTAACCATTTCTACGGGCTGCGGTTGACATCATCTGGCAGCACTCCAAAAGCATTTTGACTACGTGCTTATCTGCTAGGTCCATAGCCGCCATAACAGGATCTTGGTTTACAAAAAACAAATTCATTATCCCTCCTTTATTCACCGTTGATAATGCGCTTTTCTAATTCCTCTAAATACTTATCTTTGCGCTTTTCCCAAATGTGCTTTCGGGCTCTTTTTGTGGCTCGCTTTAACTGCGCTTTACAAACTCGGCACAGCAACATACCACCTGTTGTGTTTAAAGATTTGCGCCCTAGTTGCTTACAAATAACACAATATAATCTGCCACTCACCACCCAATAACTTTCCGCATCACTCAAAGCATTTCCTCCACTAG